GCGGGAACCCTACCAAAGCCATCCCTGCGTGAGTACATAGAAGAAGCCTGGCCTGTCCTGGAACCTGGCACCACGTTTGTGCCTGGATTCCACATTGACGCCATTTGTGAACACCTGGAAGCGGTTTCTGTTGGCCAAATTCGTCAGCTTGTTATCAATATGCCACCCAGGCACATGAAATCCCTATTAGTGTCTGTGATGTGGCCCACATGGGACTGGACCAGGACCCCGTCTTCCAGATGGATATATGCTTCATATTCAGCAGACCTGTCCACCAGGGACAGCCTAAAGTGCAGGCGCCTGATACAGTCCAACTGGTACCAGAACAACTGGGGCAGCATGTTCAGGATGACGGGTGACCAGAACGCCAAGAAACGATTTGAAAACACTGCCACGGGCCACAGGCTGGCCACTTCTGTGGGTGGTATCGGTACAGGCGAAGGTGGGGACAGGGTGGTGGTGGATGACCCACATAATGTTCTGGAAACGGAAAGCCCTGTGAAGCGCCAAGCGGTCCTGGAATGGTGGGATGGCCAGATGTCCACCAGGCTGAATGACGCATCTACTGGGGCCTTCGTTATAGTCATGCAGCGCATTCATGAACGGGACCTGGCTGGACACGTCCTGGACAGGGAAGAATATGAACACCTGGTGCTGCCTGCAGAATATGAACCCACCACCATGGTGACCAGCCTGGGATGGGAAGACCCCAGGACCGAATCTGGGCAGCTATTATGGCCAGAAAAGATGCCCCAGGAAGCCCTAAATGCCCTGAAGGCCAAACTGGGCAGCCACAGGGCGGCAGGACAGCTTCAGCAGCGCCCTGTCCCCAAAGAAGGCGGGGACTTCAAGGCTGAATGGTTTGGGATTGTAGGGGCTGCGCCTGTGGCAGCGTCCAAAGTCAGACACTGGGACCTGGCAGCCACAGAACAGAAGGCCAATGAAGACCCTGACTGGACGGTGGGCTGCCTGATGTCCAGGGCGCCAAATGGCATTCACTACATAGAAGACGTCAGGCGGTTCAGGGGGTCACCCCATGAAGTGGAACAGACCATAAAACAAACGGCTGAACTGGATGGGAAGGGTGTGATGATAAGCCTGCCCCAGGACCCAGGCCAGGCGGGGAAAGCACAAGCTGCGTATTACGTGAAGGCCCTGGCAGGCTATACGGTCAGAACAGCGGTTGAAACGGGCAGTAAGGAAGTCAGGGCTGAACCCGTGGCTGCCCAGGCAGAAGCAGGAAACGTGAAACTGGTCAAGGGGCACTGGAATAAGGATTTTATAGACGAAGCCGCATTCTTCCCATTTGGCGCCCATGATGACCAGGTGGACGGCATGTCTGGTGCCTTTACCTGGCTACTACAAAAGACTAAAATACGAAGGCCTGAAATAAGGGGGGTGTAGAAATAAGTGAACGATATTGCGAAGTTGCAGCAGGGCGATTAAGTCAAGGGGTTTTAGACTTTGGGTGGGGGGGTGCAGCGTGATGGCTGAACAGACAGACCCAGCAGGTGAAGAAGAACAGTATGACGCAGCGGCACTAATGCAGGCAGCACTATTGTATTTGTGCCAGGGGAAGACCACCACCACCATAGAACTGCCCATGGCGGTCCTGTGTGATGTGGTGGGGAAGGAAGACCTGGTGATGGGGGTTGCCAACAGGGAAGGTATAGACTTCCTGATCCTGGCCAGCCAGCCGAAAGGAAAGAAGATTTGACTGATTGACCTGGTGGGGGCAGCGTGATATATTTGAACCACACACACATCAAAGGACCAGAACCATGCCAGTCACCACCATTCATAATGATTATGAAAAACAGAAGACCAAGTGGAAGCGCTGCAGACATGCAGTGGAAGGGTCCGATGCCATTAAAGACGAAGCAGCCACCTATTTGCCTGTGCCATCTGGAATGACAGCGTCTAACCCTAAATATATGTCATATAAGACCAGGTCTAAATGGTTCCCTGCGACATCCAGAACACTGGAAGGACTGGAAGGTGAAGTCTTCAGGAATCCACCACGTATAGATGATGCAGATGCACTGGAAGACGCACTGAAGGACGTGACCCTGACAGGCCAGACATTCAACCAATACGCCAGGCAGGCCCTACAACACAGGCTAGTGGCTGGGAGATTCGGGACACTGGTGGAATGGTCAGATAAACTGCAGCGCCCGTATCTGATAGGGTACACAGCGGAAAATATCATTAATTGGCGCAGCATCACCACGGGTGAAGGCCAGAAGCTGACCATGGTGGTCCTTCAGGAACTGGTGGGCCAGGAACCGGAAGATGAATTCGACACCCAGCAGATTGTCCAGCTTCGGGCACTGACTATTGACCAGGCCAGTGGTGTCTATGTGTCCAGGATATACCAGACGAAGGAATTGATGGTGGACGGCACAAAATCAGTGGAACCCACCCTGGTGTCAGAATCGGTCCCCACAATGCGGGGTGAAGCCCTGACCAAAATACCCTTTGTTTTCCACGGTGTTAGTGAGAATAGCAGCGCCATAGAGAAACCACCCATGCTGGACCTGGTGGACTTGAACATTGCAGACTTCAGGAACAGTGCCGACCTGGAACACGGGCGCCACTTTTGCGGCCTGCCGTTCTATTACATATTCGGTGCCACTGAACTGGAAGATGATGAAGCTGAACTGGAAATTGGAAGCAGTGCTGCATTCACGTCATCCAATGCAGACTGCAAGGCAGGCATTATTGAATTCAGTGGGCAGGGCCTGGGAGCATTGGAGAAGGCCAGGGAAGAAAACAGAACAGAAATGGCCCTGATGGGTGCCAGGTTGATGGAAGAAGCCAAGAAGACTGGGGAAACGGCTGAAGCGCTGGCCAGGCGCCAGAGCGGGAAGTTGTCTGTGCTTCAGGCCATGGTGGAAGTCCAGAATGAAGCCCATGAAGACGAATTGAACACCATGCTGATGTGGCTGGGGCAGACTGACGCAGACGCCACAGTGCATCTTAATAAAGATTTCACGGTATCGAAGCTGGAACCACAGGACCTTCAGGCCCTGGTGGCTTCATGGCAGGCAGGCGCCATCAGCAGCAGGACCCTGTTTGAAAACCTGCAGAATGGCGAGATAATCAGCCAAAACAGGGGCTACGAAGAAGAACAGGCCCTGATAGACGAAGAAGCACCAGTGATGGAACCCAGCCTGGGACTGGCCGGATAAACCATGCCAATAGCAGATGACCTGGCTGATGAATTCACAGCCAGGGACCTTCAACTGAACCGCCTGGCAGAATCTGAGCGCAGGAAGATATTTGCAGCCATCACTAAGCTGGAAGGCGAATTGATAGAAGCCCTGCGGAAGGTGGACCCCACAAAGGTGGCCAGGGAAACCTTCAGAAGGCGAAGGATGAAGGCGCTGCTGGACCTGGTCAGCCCCATCATCAGGAATGGATATGGGGCCATTGGACGTGAGCAGAAGAAGGTCCTGCGTCAGGTGGCCAGACTGGAAGCTGACCAGGCCACTAAAATCATCAATAATGCTATAGGTTTTGACGCCATGAACATCACGCCAGAGCCTGAAACGCTACGGGCACTGGCTGATGACACCCTGGTGGAAGGTGCAGTGGTGCAGGCATGGTGGAAGAAGAAGGGTGATGACACCAGGGAGATGTTTGCCAATGAAATGCGTGCTGGCTTATTCGCACAGGAAGACTTCAATAGTCTGATGCAGCGGGTAAGGGGTACCAGGGCCAATAGGTTCCAGGACGGCATCACAGGCATTCAAAGACGAAGCGCAGAACGCATTGTAAGAACGAGTGTGAACAGTGTGTCTAATAATGCCAGGGAACAGACCTTCAGTGAGAATGAAGACATCATGAAGGGAGTGCAGGCCCTGGCAACCCTGGACACCAGAACCAGTCCCATCTGTATGGCACGGGCGGGGTCAGCCTGGAACTTGAACACCAGGAAAGCCCTGCCTGAGTCACCCAGAAAAGAAGATTATCCTGGGCCACCACCATGGCACTGGCGCTGCAGGACGGTCATGAATCCTGTATTGAAATCCTATGAAGATTTGCTTGGGAGCCAGGGGAAGCAATTTGACAAGGCACTGGAAGACCTGGGACCAGGCACCAGGTCCAGTATGGATGGCCAAATCGCAGGGGACACCACATTCCATGACTGGTTTGAACGCCAGGGAGAAGGGCGCCAGAAGACCCTGCTGGGAGCAGGGCGCCTAAAGCTGTACCAGGACGGGAAGCTGAAACTGAAGGACCTGGTTGACCAGCGGGGGCATCCACTGACCATAGACCAGTTGATGGAATTGGGAGTGCAGGCCCCACCTATCATTCCCCCACCCAGGCCACCACCACCCGTCAAGGGGCCAGTCAATTCTACACTTCTGGAAGTTTTCCAGGATGAATTTATGGAAGCAGCAGCGGACATTCCTGAACTACACAGGATGGTTAAGGAATTCAATTTTGAAACATTGGATGGTGGCCCACCTTGGGGTGACTATAACCCACTTAGGTCCAACCTTCGTTTTTCTGAAGACATCGCACACTGGGAGCTTGGTGATTTTGGGGACATAGTCCAAGAAGGGAACCGGAAATTTTCTGATATTGGGGAATTGTGGCGCCACAAAATAGGGGAAGTTTTTGGGTCACTGGACGAAAGAATGAAATATGACAGGGACCAGTTGGCAGCGTGGAACCTAAACATTGATGACCTGCTAGCCCACACACCAAACCCAAATAACCACATGACAACAGGGGCAGCCAGGAAGCAGAGAATAGCAGATGTTTTTGTGGAGGAACGGGCCACTGCCAACCCATTAGATCAACCATTGCACCGTTTAATACGGCGCCACTTGGACGAAATGGACAGCATAGAAGTAGGAGGTATCAGGGTCCTGGATGTTAAAACACCAGCGCGGATTCCACTCCACAAGCGCAATGCTGCCAAACCACAGCAGGTTTCAGTGGACCCACTTGGTGCTGGTCCATTGCCAGTAGATGTGGCCAAGGTGCCCAGTGCGGACTTCAGGCGGTCCATTGACCATATATATGAAGTCGGGGAGCCTAAAGGCTATGACCCAGGGCGTACAGACATGACAGTGGGTGCCAAATTGCGGGAAGAAATGACACAGGCAGTGGAAGTAGCAGCAGAAAAAGAACAGGCCATAAGGGATGAAATCCTGGAAAGATTCCCAGCCCTTCAAGCAGAAAAGAAACAGTTGTGGGCCAGGTGGGAACAGATAGACGCCATATCCCAAAAGAATCACCCAAATTTCAGTCAAGCTGCCCATGATGAAATATGGGGTGATGGTGGTCTGGATGATAGAATAAGAGGAATAAGTAAAGAAATCCAGGACCTGGCCACAAAACAGTTAAGTGGGCAGGCGGACCTGCGTGAAGTGGCTATTAGGAGCCTGCGCCCAGCGAAGGCGCACAAATTGAATTCCGATGATGTGGTATTTAAGGACGCCAGGTCAGAATGGGAATGGGAAAGTAAAATGTTTCCAGATGGTTCTATCCGGAAAGTCCCTGATGAAAATCTGAACCCAGGCGTTAAGGGAACCTTCACGG